CAGAGTATACGTTATACTTCTTTGCAACAGGTACCAATGGAGCTTATGACGCTGCATTGCTTGGTATAACTGATACTCCAAGTAATTTACCACCAATCACAACCTTCATCTAAAATAAAATATAAACTATGTCATTATTATCACCTATACCTAAAACAACTACGTATGCAGGATCACCCGCTTACCCTAAAGATATAAACGGCCCTATTGCAAGTGCAGGCTTTGGTTCTCCTAGAGATATTACTGTATATAACGGTATATATTATGTATTATGCGGTAGTGCTACTGTACGTAAGATACAGGGCGGGCAAGTAACTACCTTACCTTTACCGTCAACAAGTGGCACTATTAACGAGATTGTAGCTACAGAGTTTGGTCTTTTTGCCGTGTTTTTATCTCCTAGAAACACTATATGGAAATACACTTATAGTACAAACACGTGGTCGTTATACGCAGGCAGTACGGTAAATAGTACTGCGAGTGTTGTTAACGGACCTGTGTCTGAAGCTAGATTTTTAGACCCTAGAAGTCTTTCTTACGGTGTTAATCATCTCGGAGAAAAATGCTTATATGTAGCTGATCGTTCTAGCCATCTTATAAGAAAGATAAACCTTGTAACAAATGTTGTTTCAAATGTAGCAGGTACACCTAAAGTCCGTGGTAGAGTTAATACACCTTTTGCTTCTGCACGTTTCGACTCACCGTTGCAGGTTTATGTATACACTGAAACCAAATTATTGGTTGTTGATAGTGTAAGTATTAGAATTGTAGACACTCTCTATAACACTATACAAGACTTGAATATTGCTAGTCTAACTTCTATGTACCCTTTTAGTACAATAAAAGTCATCGGTGTTTTAACGGGTAATATTATTCTCTCTACTAATAGTGGTACGATGATTTTTGCAATAAGTCAAACCGCGGTTAATAGAGGTAACATTAATTTAGTAGACCTTACGCGTGTTTCCGGCACAGGAACTAGAGGTTATTTAAACACTAATACCCCGGATTCGTTATATGGTAGTGTTCAGCGCGCACTATCTATAAGTAGTTCACAATTTTTACTCACTGATACCATTAACCATAGCATACGGTTACTTGATACAATTAACGGTACCTGGAAAGTAGGAGATGATTATCCAAATCAAGGCACAAATATACCAAATACAGTACCTACCCTCAGACCGTTTACAACTATACGAGGTACTCTTAATGACTCAAGTGATATCGATTGTTTTTATTTCACCAACTATCAACCTTATACCAATTACACGCTTTCCGTCTCTAGTTATCTTCCTGGTTTTGTTTTTTCTGCACAAACACTAAAAAACGTTACTATAACTACAGGAACAGCTTCTAACAATATTATACAGCGTAGCAACACTGTAGATCCAATACGTATATGTGTTCAAAACATAAACCGTATATCCGGACCATGGGCGATGACAGCTACCGGGTTACTACCTACACCAACAAGTACAGCTGTCCCTTTACCGACCCCGACCCGTACACGAGCAGCTACACCAACGCCTACATCAACCCCTACCCGTACAAAGCTACCGCAAGCGACACCTACCAGTACACCTAAACCAACTATTACTCCTACTCGTACACGTATACCTGTAACACAAGCTGTAAGTACTACCCTTAACATCGTAGCGACAAACGACAATAAAACTATATTCGTGCCACAAGGTGTTACAACAGTACAATTACATTCTAACCCTAATAGCGGTTTCGATGTTCGTCTTGTAGGTATTGAAAAGGGACAATATGTAACATTAAGAGCTGGTGGATCCGGAGCCGGGGTAGTAATCGACTCGGACAATTCAAGTAATGTTGGATCTTCTATAAGACTACCTTTACCAATTAACCTTGTAGTAGTAGGTGGTAATATGTGGCTTGCGGATTCTGATGCACTCACTACACCTACACCTACACCAACAAACACAGTAACTCCAACATTACCTGCCAATCCTAATTTACCTTCTGTAGCTACTCGATATCTTGTTACATATCGTCGCCGGTTTCTCCCATCAGGCGCATCAAACTATCTAGAGTTTATGCCTGTTTCATACATTGCTCGCGGTGGCACTATTAACCCTACAGGTACAAACAGAGTTGTAAACGTAAGATACGGCCAAACATTAGAAATATGCTCTCTTATAGTACCGCGGTCTAGTTATCCAGTATCTTCTACAACTCTTGAAGTTATACCTGTAGGCTTGTGTGTCCCACCACAAGTAACACCAACTGGTACACCACTACCAACACCGACAGCAACTAGGAATCAAACATCATCTCTTTCCGGTACAACATGTCATGAGTGGCATGTGAGTTATAGTGCGCTTGCAAAGCTCAATATGTCTCTAAATTTACAACCAATACCGATTATTAATGTTTTTTATAAAGATTGTCAAGGTAATAATAAGACTGAACCGTTGTGGTTTGGAGATACTATTGAAGTATGCTCCTCATATAAGCCTGAATTACAATACCCGTGGATAGGTGAACCTTTCGTGTATATGTACAAGAAGAACATATGCGGGAGCTTCATACCACCAACACGTACACCAACCCAAACGCCATCTACAACACGTACACCAACACCTACAAAGAGAGTAAGTTCAGGGGGACTTGATATTGTTGAAATGGAGTTTGATTTACCTGTATTTCCATCTCCGCAAGGTCTTGTCACTGTGGGTACACCACGAACAAGCAGAATGGATTATGTAGGTGATCAAGATACGTTTTATACAGAAACATCAGCTGGGGCTTTGTATCGAGTAACCGTAGAGGCTTTAAGTTCCACTGTCGGGTCACTGAGCTCAACCATTGGAGTACAAGTTAGAGACATTATGACCGGCAATAACGTCGGCGTCTCGGGTACTAATATAGTATTCGAAGGCTTCGATCTTAACGCTGTGTTTACAGTTAGTACAACCGAAACTAATATACCCGAAGAAGGGCTAGGATACACACTGACAGTAACTTTACTTAGCGCTGCTTCACCAAGTGCTACACCAACACCAACACCTACAAGAACAACATTTAGCGTTACACCAAGTGCTACAGTAACACCAACACCTACAAGTACTACACCAAGTACTACATTTAGCGTTACACCAACACCAACACCTACAAGAACAACATTTAGCGTTACACCAAGTGCTACAGTAACACCGACACCAAGTACTACACCAAGTACTACATTTAGCGTCACACCAAGTGCTACAGTAACACCAACACCAACAAAAACACCAACACAAACCGGTATATAAAAATCTATGTCATATAATAACACATCAAGTTCATACATATCTGTACACGCAGGCGATCCAAACTTATCAGGGGATATAAACTCTAGCTTACTAGAATCCCGATTTAACACGTTTTGGGGTGCTATAACTTTCGGGCCTTCAGATTCTTTGTACGTATTTCAAGGCGGCATAGAAAGAGATGGTCAAAAAACGGCAATTATTAAATGTATAAAAAATAATATAGTACAAGATCTAGATATAACTTTTAATAACGAGAGTGATAGAAAAACATTTAAACAGTTATATACTCAAGTAGATTTGTGCATGGCCAATGACAGGTTAATAGTTACAGCAGCAAATAGCGGTTTAGGTTTGTTCATAGGTGCTATAATACTTGACCCAACGGATCCTGCTAAAGGTGTGTTTCAGCGTTATTCATTATCATCACTAGCGTCTGTTGAATCTCAATTTGTGTTTCTACATAAATTTTTGTACGATGTAACTAGCGACCGATTATATTTCACATATAAAAATATTAACCAGAGAAAGTTTACTTTAGCGTCTATTAATCGTACAGGTACATCTGCAATTATTGAAATACCGGATATAGAAAAGACAACAAACAACGAAATTTTACCAACTTATATTTCTCCTCATGCGATCTTAGTCAAGAGTCAAACCGGTCTACACGATAATAAGATTTTTATTTCTTACGGTAATGGTTATAATGTAAATATTATATGTGATTTAAACACTAAAACTATTGAAAAAGTTACTACAGATATTACTAACTCATTTTATCTTTTAACTAATAACTTAACATATGATTCGCCAATAGTAGTGGGCTATGATAAGATAAGAGATGAATTTATATTGCGTATATATAATACGATGTTAATAATGGTGCCTGGTCACAGCGTTTTTACAAATAAAACAATAGCCTTGTCCCTAGCTAAAACTATAAGCGGTAAACCATATTCAACGTTTGCAAAAAACAAACAATCAGCTCAAGGCAGTGAATTAACCGCTGAACACGGCGTACCATTGACTGTATTTCATAATAATCACAGTACATCAACAAATAAAAGTTCTTTATTTGTTGGAAATATGGAAATGTTCAGAACCTGTATACAAAAAATTGATCTTGAAGGTGGTCCAGCTCTATCTGTCTTGAAACCTACAAATGATCAAACAGTCCCTAATACAATGTCTGAATATGTAAGCGGGTTGACCAGAGGAATGAACGATAATGTTCTTTATGATTTACGTAATGGTACCATTGGAATTCAAGGTACCTTATCACCTACAGGTGGGGATTACGATTTTTATTATTTAAGTAATATAGACTTTAATTACCCTTATTACGAAGCTAAGGTTTACGTAAGTCTTGGTATTGATTCACCAACACCTCACTCTGGTATTGAAATAATAGGTTTATTAGGTACATCTTATTATAAGTCCCATATACGGCTTGAAAATATAAAGCCTGGCGAAGAATTAAACCGTTCATTTGTTCTTCAAACCGATAATAGATCTGAACGTTACCCAACACCGTTACCAATAATAGGGTTAATGGTACGTAGTGTTGATCCTAATAATTTACCTGGTAGTGTAGCATTGAATTATTACATCGAAATTCTAGGGAGAGCACCTCAACCTACACCTACAAATACTCCTACATTCATACCATCACCAACACCAACACCAACACCAGTACTTACCAACTATCCGCCACAGCTCATACGGTGCGGTTTAGAAAGAATACAAAAAACAAATTACAGTACTGATGTCGCAAGAATAGACACACAGATACTTTATCCTCTAAGTAACTGTGATCTTTACTACTTAGAGCAACATCTTACAGGTGCGCTCGATAATCTTGTAGGTCCGCTATCTGTACCTAACCCTAGAGTTATAGTTTTAGACGCATATGCAGCTGCTCCTCTTAGTCAAATGTTGCCGTACGGAACAAAATCGTCTTTAGGGTCTGCTATTATTAAATTTATAACCGCTGATAACCCGCAAAGAATCATATGGGCTAGTGGTACGATTATTGTAGAAAAACAGGAATATGATATTACTTACAAGTGTGGTATGAACAAGTATACATTGAGGTTTATACTTGAAACTGGATTAGCATGGAAAGGTGGTGGTTCAGTTCCGGCAGAAGAATTTTGCCCTGTAGGCAAAACGCTTACGCGAGAACAAAGAGGTTTTACGAGTTCCGCTATACCAGGTATACACATGGATTTTAGTAACACTGTACAAAAAACAGTTATAGAAGCCGCTCCTGTGGTTCTTCCAACTCCGACACCAACATCTGTTAGCAACTTTAATAAAAACTATTGTACTATCTCAACCGTATGTGTAAGCGTAGGGGACAGTCAAAAACCTGGCACTATAGTTAGAGATAATCTTAGCAGGTCCGGTTTAGGATTGATGGGAGTCGTAGGCTCTGGTCATTACCAATTTTACGTTCAAACATCACCAACAGACAAGGATCTTGTTGTAGACTATTATGTTAACTTAAGCACAGGGGCAAACATGTTTCTTTTCCTACGAAAAGATAGTTTGGGTCGTTATTATTGGCAATATCGTAATGAGTTGCAAACAGCAAAATTCTCAACCCCTTTATGTTCAACAGTTCTCCCGTTTACTGTGCGTATAAACAACTCCAGTAAAAGTATTACAGTCCTCAATGGAAGCTGTCCACCACAACCAACTCCAACAAAAACACCAACACAAACAAGAACGCCAACCCGCCGTCCAATAATACCAACTCCGACACCAACAAGAACACCAACAGCAGCAGCTAGAGTATATCCGTGTCGGGAAACTCTCTTCAACCCGCCTGGTGCAACTTTAAAAGGGCATATTAATATATTAAATGTTTTTGGTAACTCAACAACAGCTTTCGATCAAACTATAGTTAATATACCTGGGGATAGATTTTACGAACCAGGTACTTACGTTATAGTTTATGGCGGTGGAGCTTACCTAAAAGACAATCGCTGGCACATAGCACCGAGAAATATGTTAATATCCGCTCAAGCAGGGGCTGGTTCTAACACATACAACTCAATAGCGATACCTGCTCCACAGAACAATTACGTAGATGCATACTCTGCCGAAAAATACATGTGTGGTTGGAAATCTTCAACATTTATACACTTGGGGGGTACTATAGATCTAGTTTGGCAAAACTATGTACCTACAATTACAAGTGGTCACAAACAAGGTACAGACACAACAGCTATAAATAATAACGGGTCCCGAGAAAACCCTGCGTATTACTTGTACCGGGTTTCATTAGCACCACAACCGTCTCCAACACCTACACCGACGAGAGCAGCTATTATTTCGCCATACGTGTTTACTAATAACACAGTTACAGAGATTGGTATGCATAATCGCACAATAGTGCTCAATACTGCCAGTGGTGAAGTAACTCTTACTCTAACCAATACAGTACCACCTGGCACTGAGATGCGCATATTGCGCCTAGGTGCTAATGCTGCTAAGGTAACATCAGCTCCTGGTGTTACTATATCTCCAATAGGGGTGTCGACATCTGTAAGTAATTTATATGCTACTAACTCTTTTATGTGGGCGGTATATTATGGTAGTAATAACTGGCTTATATACGGAGACGTACAACCATTATAATATTAACTAATGAAATCGCGGTCGTTTAAACAAGGAGTTTTTCGGCCGCGATTTCCAGATAAATATAAAGGCACGCACCCAATATTGTATCGTTCGTCGTACGAGAAAAAATTTATGGTATGGTGTGATTCAAACCCGTATGTAGTTTCTTGGGGATCTGAATCTATAATAATACCATACCCGAACCCACTGACAGGTAAAGTTTCTCGTTACTTTGTTGATAATAACATCACCGTACAGGAAAAAAACGGCACTGTAAAAAAATATTTAATTGAAATTAAACCATCTGTACAAACAGTACCTCCTAAACAAATACGTAACACAAAAGCTTTACATCGCAGACAACTGGAATATATAAAAAATTGTGCTAAGTGGAAAGCTGCTCAAGAATGGAGTCAAAAAAAAGGTTATAAATTTTATATTATAACAGAAAAACAACTCGGAATTACTAAATAATATTATATGACAAACACGAGCATAGAAACCGTTATTAAAAAATCTCTTGAATTGTGTCAAGAAAAAATACCTAATAATGCTCTACTGATAGAAACTAGCGACGAGCTGTATAAAAACGCCAATTACTTAAAAGCAGGTTTACCAATTAATAAATTTTTACATACGGAAAAAATGCACACCTGGGAGCTTTTAAAAATGCCTAAAACCCCTGGTACATATGTTATTGAAGGCATCGATAGAATTAACGAGAACTATGCGAAGGCAATCTACGGTTGGGCACTAAACGGCAAAGCATCAGGTGTGAGAGCTATTTTAGTTACTAAAACAACACCAGAATATATGCTTAATAAGATTGAAAGAATAACATATTAAGTTATTTTATTTCACTGTGCCGTGAAATGTTTTAAACGTTGATGGTGTTAATTCGACATTATCAACTTCAGTTTCTACTTCTGTTGAAAAGGTAGTATGTGGTTGGGGGTTGTATGGTTTCGTTTGAAGTATAGTTGTTTCTTTTAAAATTTTGCCATATGTAGCAACATTAAAAGCAAGTATAAGGGAAACAGCTAACGGGTCAAACACACAGATTAATAAGCATATGAACAACACAACAACTTTATCTAATGGTTTGTTAATTGAGTCTGCAATAAATTTAAAAGTACCTATGTCTTTAACTTGAACGATTTGATTATTGAGTTCAGATATTTCATTATCTTTTACAAGTTTTTGATCTTGTAGCATTTGATTGCGCTCTGTTATTCTTTTAATTTCCGTGGCAGAGCGTTCCATGTCCGCGTAAACAGGGGCTGCGGATTGCCTAGACATTGAGGGTAAGCGTTGTTCTTGGGATAGTCGAGCTTTGTTTAGTACTTCAATACGGTTATTGTTTTGAGCAATTTCGTTATCAAAATTATTTTTTTGTTCATTAAGAAGAGTTACTTGTTGTTCTATTTGACCAAATTTAGATGAGTTAACTTGATAGGCTGCAGAAAGATAACCAAACACCCCTAAAGATGTTATACACATAAGTGCAAATACAGCTACAATCAAATAAAGTTTTAACCACCATATTGTTTTTGTCCAGTATCTATATAAGTATGATGTAGCAACAAGTTTACCAAATTCAAGAGCAGCAGCCATAACCATTACTTGATAATAACTACCAGCAAATAATGTCGCTATACCTAATACCGAAAAATAAGCAGCTGAACCAGCTACCAAGAATGCCGATAAACCGAGTAATAATGTAAACATGTTAATATTTATACGTTATTACTCGAAAAAAAGTACACACACTAGCATAAGTAATTATTAACATATGGGATTAAAATTTATTGTTGAAGAATGTCATGAAGGTCTTGATTTTTTTCTCGAAGAAAAAAATAGTAAAGACGAGCAAAAACTCTACATCACTGGTCCGTTTATGATGGCTGAAAAAAAGAACCAAAACGGGCGAGTCTATAAGTTAGATGAAATGGTTAAAGAAGTTAACCGTTATACTTCTGATATGATTAGAACTAGACGCGCTATAGGAGAGATGAACCACCCTCAATCGATAGAAGTTAACCCAGTCAATGCCTGTCACCTTGTTACAGAATTAAAACAACAAGGTAACTACTTCGTTGGTAGATCTCAAGTATTAAACACACCAATGGGTAAATTGTTACAATCGCTTATTAAAGATAATATTCAAATGGGTATCTCTACACGCGGGTTAGGTAATATATCCGAATCAGCTGATACAAAGCAGGTTTCTAATTTTCATTTAATTTGTTTGGATGTAGTACACCAACCCTCTGTACAAGACGCAATGCTTGATTCTGTAATGGAGTCTAGAGAATGGGCTGTTACACCAGATGGTAGAATATTCGAATGTATTGAAAATGCGTATGCAAATTTAGATAACGCTGTTTCAAAAACACCTAAACACGATAAAGATCAATTCTTAAAAGAATCGCTCCTAAAATTTATCCAAACATTGAAAGGACTTTAATATGACAAAAATCGAAAAAACAAAAATACAAGAATTTGTTAGTAAACTTACTGACAAAGATTATTCCACTGCGAATAAGGCGCTTACAGACCTTGTCGCGGAGAAATTAAAAAACCGTATAAGAACCTGTTTACACACTCAAACAGGAAATGTAGCCGAAAAGAATAAATAAATATACCAACTATGAATTTCAAAGATATACTCAAAGAACAATTTAAGGACCTCGTTACTGAAGAAACCTTATCCGCTGTATATGAAGCTTTTGAAGAAGCCGTATCTCAAAAGGCTGAACAAAAAGCTGAGCAATTAACTGAAGAAAAACTAAAAGAGCAAGAAACAACATTACAAGAAAAAATTAACCTTGAAGTTGAAGCTGCTCTTTTAAAAGTTGATGAAGATCATACAGCTAAAGTTGAAGCCATTGATAAAGATCATACAGCTAAACTTCAAAAGCTCATCGAAACAATCGATGAAGATCACTCTAACAAACTTCAAAAAGTTCTCGCTAAAATTGATGAAACACATACCGAGATGCTTGAACAAGTTATCAACAAGTATGAAAGAGAACTTAATGAAAGCGCTGAAGCTTTCCGTGGTCGTATTGTAGAGGAAGTTTCTAACTATCTTGATTTATATCTCGAAAATATTGTACCAAAAGACCAAATTTCTGAAGCTGTGGAAAACACACAAGCTAGAAAAACTCTTGATCAAGTCCGTAAGCTCATCTCTATCGATGAATCTTATGTTGATAATGAGATCAAGGAAGCTCTCGTTGACGGCAAAAACACCATAGATTCTTTAAAGAAAGAATTGAATGAAGCTGTTGCTATGAACACCGAGTTAAACCATAAACTAAATGAAGTAGAATCTAACCTTCTACTTGAGCAAAAAACCCAGGAACTCCCAACTTCCACGCGTAAGTACGTTACTAAATTACTCAAAGGTAAATCCCCAGAGTATATTCAAGAAAATTTCCAATACGTTGTTGAAATGCACGAAAGAGAAATTTCTGAAAAAGTCGAAAACGCCAAAGAAGCAAGTCTTCCTCGCCGAATTGTTGAGTCAACAGATCGGCCAGAAATAAACGAAAATTTAAGCGATGAGATCGTCACAGAAGGCAATGAATCCAATTCATCTCCTGTCGGTGAATATCTGAATGTGATGAAGCGCGGTGATAAATCTCTTGTATTTAGAAACTAATCAACCCCTCTTTACACCTAAAAAACAAACGCTAGTAATCTAGCACAAAACAAACAACAATCACAAATTAAAAAAATTATGGAAAGAAACACACTTCTACATATCGATAAATCGAAAGCTGAGGCTTTAGTCGAAAAGTGGGCTCCAGTATTGGACTACACCTCTGACAAAGTTTCCGCTATCTCTAACGATAATACACGCTTAAACACAGCGATTTTGTTGGAAAACCAGGAACAATGGTGTTTTGAAGCTGAGAACATCGCCGGTGGCGGCGGAGTCTTCGGTTCTGGTTCTTCCGTTGGGGGTATTTATACCCAAAACAACCCTAATAGTAATGATCACTCCTACGCTCCTAAGGATGCCCGCTTACCTAAAGTGCTCATCCCTATGATCCGTCGTACATTCCCTGAACTCATCACAAATGAGATCGTCGGTGTACAGCCCATGACTGGTCCAGTCGGTCTCGCCTTTGCTCTTCGTTATAAATACGAAGCTGAAGGTCTTGGCTACTCCACTAAGGGTGACGGTAATACAGCTATTGGTGGTGGTCCTACAGGCGGACACACAGCTCTCTCGATGGCAGGCGCTGTTGGTCGCGAAATGGGGTATAACTACCTCAATACCGCGTTCACAGGTATGTCGTCTCAACACCTCTCCGGGCATGCAACTGACTTCCCATTCATGCTCGAAGATTCCGGTGTCGCTGCGCTCCTCCAAAACTTCGAATTAACATCTAAGATCCCTCAGATCACAGTTGCCTTCGAGAAAACAGCCGTTGAAGCTGGTACTCGTAGATTAGCAGCTAAGTGGTCGGTTGAACTCGAGCAAGATCTTCGTAACATGAACGGCATCGACGTTGACGCTGAGTTAACAAACGCCATGTCTTACGAGATCCAAGCCGAAATCGATCGTGAAATGATTGCTCGTATGCTCCAAACCTGCTTAAACGCCGGTAAGGGTGTTGGGTATTCTTTCTGGTCTGCGATTTCTGCTGACGCTCGCTGGTCTGCTGAACGCGCTCGCGACTTCTACAACAGAGTCATCGTTGAAGCCAATCGTGTTGCTATACGCAACCGCCGTGGTGCAGCTAATTTCATCATTGCTACACCTCGTATTTGCGCTATCCTCGAAACTCTTCCGAACTTCACATGGCAACCAGTTACAGGCAATGTAAATACAGCCCCTGTTGGTATTGCTAAGGTTGGTTCGGTCGGTGGTCGTTTCCAAATCTACCGCGATACACGCACTGAAGCTCAAGGATT